AGGAGTATGCCAAGCCATGATTAACCTCTATTGCGAATATATAAATTATGTGGATTACCAAGACCGTTTGCAATCATTTGTGCTTTTTGCTCACGAACTACCATAGCTTTATATTTATCTCGCAACATAATTAATTCACTTAACTCGTATTTTTTAACATCACGACTGCCTATTTTGTATTCTTGAACAACACCGCCTTCAATAATTGCTCTTATAGCAGCATCTATAGCGTCTAAATCTTTTTTAAGCTGTGTTCTTCCGTCTAAAGCTGCGGGAGTTCCTGTGTATGCTCTTGATGCTAAAACCTCAAATGACCCGCTAAAAATTGTTTGAGTTTCTTGTCCACTTTTATTTGCTACAGCTTGATAAAACCAGTTACCAGCATCAAAATTTGTGGTCACTGTTGATGCTATAGAAAAAGCAAAACCTGTTCCATAGGCAGAACTGTTAACAGTTGCACCTTCAGCATTTGTATTAGTTCGTAAATAATAAACAACAGACCAATCAGGACTGCTTATTGATTCGCCAAATACATCAGTAGTTGGGTCTAATCGCCATTGAACAAAATCGCCAGCAAAAAATTTTTTAGGAAAGGTCACGTTTTACCATTGAGAAACGAATTTAGGCTTTTGAGCCTTCTTTTTATATCTTAACTCATCTAAATAGGTCTTATCATCCTTTATTTTGCCCTTAATTCTTCCTCTTTCTTCATAATTATCCCAAATTGTCCTTCTATCTCGTTTTTGATAAAGTCTATGAAGCCCAGCATAAGCATAAACAAGTGTGTCAAGAGCTTCGTTTCTAGCTGTAGATTTTTTTACCCATTCTCGTATAGGAAAACCTTTTACATATCTTATGACCTGTTTTTCTGCTGTTAATTGTTTGAAATATTCTTCATCAGCATTTACGTTGAAATGAAGATAACCCGCCCCAACATCATTATGTCTAAGTCTTGAAAAAAGAGTTGTTTTAATAGTGTCAGTTCCAACAGTAAATAATTCAGCACCTTGCTTAATTGTTCTACCTTTCCAGTTTAAATCTATTTTTTTACCCTTACCTATTGGAGGTTTATCTCTAACACTTGCACCTTTGATTGCGATTACTCCATGCTTTCTACGATCTCTAGTGTACGCATAAACTTCAGAAGTAAAATGACCACCTGAGTCAACAGCAATTATGTCAGGTTTAAATTGATTTCCTAATTCATGCCTAAAAGGTCTAAGTATAAGTTGATCTAACTGCTTCCATAATTCAGTTCCGCCAGGATCGCCATAGATTTCTTGATGATCTATTAGCCAACCTTCCTCGCCACGACCCCAGCCCCAAACAGATATTGCGAGTCTGTTATCCTGTACGTCAACCCCTGCTGTAAGAATCATTGCTTTTTCTGGTATCATATTAGACTCATAAGACTCAACCCTTTCCATTAGTACATCTGTACCAACTTTAGCTGCATAATCTTCTTCCCATGTTTCTCCTAAAACTGTATTGACGAAACTTTTTAATCTTGGAGCATCACTTTTTGCTTTTATAAAATCACTGACTATTTCTTCCCAGCTTTTCCAACCAAGTGGCGAGTACAAACCATTCAAATGAAAGCCCGCAGTTATGCCGTCAAAAGGAGCAGTTGCCCTCCATTCACCTTTTGATAAAAAATTTGGTTTGTGTTTTTCTTCAAACTTTCCATGACAATGTTCGCATTCATATTTAACTGTTTTAGGGTCATTGTCTTCCCATTTCATATTTGACCATTGTAAATACTGATATTCGCCACATAAAGGGCAAGGAACGTAAAATTTTCTCATATCTGATTCTAAATATTCCTGTTCAACACGACTCATATCACGAATTGTTGGTGTTGAAGTCATTAATATTTTTCTTCTGCTAAATGTCATTGTTCTTTTTTCAGCAAGACTTACAGCATCTCCCTCATTATCAAGGTCTTGTGGAAATGAATCTATTTCATCCATGAAAATATAGCGACAAGGCATTGATCTTAAACCAACTGCACTATTAGCACCTGTCAAAACCATAATTCCGCCAGGAAAATCTTTTGAAAACATAGTATTACCGCTATCTCTACTCCTTGAGGGTGCAACTAAATTTGATAATATTGGTGTTTCATTAATTAAGCCTTCTAACCTTTGCCGACTTAATCTTTTTGCCATTTCTAAAGTTGGTTGAATCATCAACATAGAACCAGGTGAATGACTTATTACATAACCGAGCCAATTTGAGCCACACTCAGTTTTGCCAGTTTGTGCAGCAAATTGCAAAACAACTCTTTGAACTGGATTATCTGTTGAAAGGCAATCCATAGGTTCTTTAAGATATGGAGTTCTTTCTGTTCGCCAACGACCTGGTTCACTTGAAGATTTTGAACTTAAAACTCTGTGCAAATCTGACCACTCACTTACAGAAAGCGGTCTTTCAAATTGCAAAGAATTAATGCAATCACTAATAAGGTCTTTAACTAATGTCAAAGGATTTTAGCCCCTCCAAGCATTGACGTATTTCATCAAGAATAATTGAGTGTATCTTACCTTTATCTGTCTCTGCTGCAACTAATGGAGCAATCCTATCGGGTATTGTTCGTAAATTATCTCTCACAACTAAATGAAGTTTTGCTAATTCTAATTTAAGTTCATCTACAGGAACTAATTTTTTTGACCTTTCCTCAAACTCAAGTTTTGTTATTCTTGCAGCATACATTTCTCTTATAGCTCTATTTGCAGCAAGTGAAGGAAGTGGTGTTTTATGACCAGATTGCATATTTAACTTAACTGGCTTTCCTTTTGTTTTTTTGTCACTTGTATTTAATACTTTTTCTAAATCTTTATCTGCAAGTTCTGGGTCAATAATCCATTTTCTTCCAACTCTCTTGGCACTTGGTATCATGCCCTGTTGTAAATATTTTGTGACCATAGGTGCAGAAACTTGGCGATGTTCTGCGTATGCTTTTGCATCCATTACTGCCATAGTTAGCCAATCTCGTCTAAAACGGTTTCTGGTTGTTTTTCATATTTTTCATAATTTATTTCCATGCCCCTATTGTTTAAGCTTTCAACTGCAAAGGTACGAAAGTTCCTTGTATAAAAAGGTTCAAACCTTTTACCTTCCCTAATATCATCTTTATATTTACTCCAAGCTAGTCTGTTTCTAAATCTGCAATGTATCATCATGTGGCATCTATAACAGAATGTATATTTACCAATATGATCTCCGTAAGGATAGCTGTAATCTTCACTGTGATCTTCAACAATACCTTTCGTTTGACCACAGGCATCACAAACTTTGCCTTTTTCTCTTCTGCCACTTGCATATTCGCCTTTTAACCAAATAAAAGCGTCAGTTCTTTCTTTTGGTGTAAATCCGTTATAACTTTTCATGGTTTTTTTCTTAGTTTTACAGCACCATTTGGAAGTGAACCATATCGGGTAAACCCCTTTTCTTCATAATATTTTGGATTGTAAGCAAAGGCTTCTATAAGCGAAAATCTATTCTCGCAAAATTGTATTAAGTGTTCTGTAAGTTGCCCTCCAAGACCCATATTTCTATAGTCAGGTAATACATAAACCCCTTTTATACGATAGCCAATTTTTACCTTTAATAAGCCCGCAACTCCTAAAACTTCATTATTATCATTAACAATTCCATACCACCAAGTTTCTTTACTTGTTTTCAATGAAACACGTTCTTTTGCTGCTCTTGCATAAAAAGGAAAAACCTCTTCATAATTAACTGACCTTATTCTCATCTTTGACCTCCTTTGGATACCATGCTTTGCTATAGCGATAATTTTTTATATCTCTAGCTTCAAATACACCTTCTTTATAAAGCAAATCAACCTCGTCTTTGTTTGCTCCTATTTCTTTGCATATTTGTTGAGGGTCAATATTATGTTCATCAATAAGTTCACGAATAATACCACTCATACGAAATGCAATATGATTTCCTTTTGCCCTATTTATTCGTATTGTTAACATCATTGCTTCTGGCCTTGTTAAAGGTAAAACAACACAAGGACATTTGCCTTGATATTTAAGCTTTAAACTTTTACTATCTTTAGCCAACATTGCTCTGTGAAAGCCGTCAATAATTGTGCCATCTCCAAGTATTAAGACAGGTTGAATCCAACCCTGTTGTAAGATACTAAGTTCTAATAATTTAAGTTCTTGCGTTAGAACTACATTTGGATTGTAGTCGTTTGAGTTAAGAGTATTTGCATCTCGCCACTCAATTTTGTCAATAGGGTCTGTCATTTGCGTTTTGTTTTTTGTAAAGGCATAAGGGTCTTTTTAAAACCCCCACTTCTAAAATGTTTAAAAACATAATCCAAAGGATATGCACCTTTGTCTGCTATTCTTCTTCGCATTATAGATTTAAGTTCTTTATCTGCTTTTTCTCGTTGGTCTTTTGCTTTAATGTTTTCTTTAATCCATTGTTTTATACTTTCAAAGCTTTTTCCGTACATTTCAACCTCTTTTTTCATGTATCTTTGAGCTTCTTTGTAATACCTAGACTGTAAAGCCATCTCTGGAAACACATTTAAACACTGTTCATACAAAGTTGGGTCTATAGTTTTTAATTTATCAAGGTGCTTTGCACTTTCACTTACAAGTGGTGTTGCCACTCGTAACTGGCAACTAGCCCATATCTGCCTGTCGTAAATTCTGCAATATGCTATTTCTTTCTCATAAAAATATTTGAATATATCATTTTCTTCCCAATCAAATAATGGCTTGCAAAGACTTACTCTAGGGTTTGAACTTGCATTAATATAGTTGTCATTAAGCTTATTTACACTAGCTCTAAGCCTAATTAGTGACTCTGAAGCCCTAATACCTGTAATAAAAGCCACTTTACCCTTTAATAACGATCTTTTAGCGATATATTCATCACAAGTGTATTGATTTAACACGATATTTTCTCCTTCTCGTAAATTTATTGCATAATCTGGCTTTTTTCTTATATGTTCACGTTTTACATCCCATTGAACATACTCTTTAACTGTGCCAAGAATATATCTGCTGCTTAGTAACGGTACACAATAGTAATCCATATCAACCCAATCATATTTTTTATAACCTTGAACAAAATCTATAACAACACTTGGAATAAACTCTTCATCCCTAAAAATTACTTTTACTTTTTTCTTCCCACGCTGTTGAGCTACTTCCCAAACTAAATGTAAAGTTGCAAGACTATCTTTACCTCCGCTAAAACAAACTGCTATGCTGTCATGAGTGTCATATATATGATGCACTCTTTTTTTGGCTTCTTCATAAACATCCGTTTCTATATAAATTTTTCTTCTAGCCATTTTTTTCCTCAATAAACTGAATTATTTTTTCAGCAATTGTTGATTCATCAGGGTATTGCTCTTTTAGGTCTTTTAAAAAATCAAACCATTTTTGTTGCTGCTGTTCATCATCAAAAATAATGTTATACGAAACAATAGGCTCGCCTAAACCTCTAGTTCCTTCACTATCGTCATCATCATTATTTTCATCAGCATCAAACTCCATAATTTCTCTAATTTCATCTTCATCCCAACCTAAAACTGATATATCAAAATCTTGCAAGTTCAAAGCAACAATTTCTTCCTGTAAAAGTGCTTCGTTCCAAGTTGCATTTTCAGCTAATTTATTATCAACAAGAATATATGCCTTCTTTTGACTTTCCGTTAAGTGATCTAAAACGACAACAGGCACTTCGTCTAAAGCTAATTCTTTTGCAGCAGACAGCCGACCATGACCAGCAACAATGCCGTCATTACTATCAACTAAAATAGGATTAAGGAAACCAAACTCTACTATTGATGCTGCTATCTGCCCTACTTGTTCTTTACTATGTTGTCTGGCATTTTTCTCATAAGGCTGTAACCGTTCAATGTTCCATAGCTCAATTTTTTGAGCCATTGCAATATTATAGTTTTTGTTGATTTTTGTGTTCGTCATAGCCATACTTTAGTGCGTTACATTAATTCTGGCTAGTTTTTTTTGTGGATTTGATTCCCTTATTGAGAATGGCAATTAACCATATCTAGTGTTTGACGCTAACTGATTACTGCGGTCGCCAAACACC